GGCCTTCCACGCGCTCGCGTCGACGGCGGCGTCGAGGTGGTCGACGCGCTGGCAGAGGACCTCGGTGCGGAACACCTCCGGCGGGTCGGTGCCGAACGCCGATCGGATCGCCTGCTCGCTGATGACGTAGCCGAGGCCAGGGTTCGCCTGCTGCCAGGCGCGCGGGTCGTCCAGCTCGCAGCCGTCGGGCGCCGACCACTCGAACAGGCCGATCGAGGGGTCGCGGCCGGCCAGGGCGGCGTCGCGGAGCTGGTTGAGGACCACCGACTCGTCGTCGCCGGCGTTGGACATCGCCCAGAGCTGCGCGTTCGGCTTGGCCATCGTGGTCTTTGAGATCGCCGACCATGCCGACCAGTCGGTCTGGGTGCGTAGCTCGTCGATGGTGACTTCGTCGATCGAGTAGCCACGGCCGGCGCGGCGGTTGGCCGCCTTGATCAGGTAGCGGGCGCCGCTGCGCAGCCAGAACCGTTCGTCGCCGTTGACGTTGCGGACCCCGCCCCACTCGGCTTCGAGGTCGGGGCAGGCGTGGATGGTCTCCTGGCAGATGCTCCACTGCTCGCGGGCGAGCGCGACGTCCTGGGCGACGCCGAGCAGGGTCCGGGCGCCGTCCATGTACATCCGCCACAAGCTGACCAGGCGCTTGCTTTGGCTCTTCCCGTTCTGCCGGCCCACCAGGACCAGCACGGTGCGGAACCGATAGGTGCCGTCCGGATTCAGCTCCAGAGCATGCTTGGCCAGGAACTTCTGCCACGGGAGCAATGGCTCGCCGATCATCTCGGCGAATTCGACCATCTCGTACCCGCGGCTGGTCTTGCGGTTGAGCGGCCGCAGCGGTGGCGTAAGCAGGCGCGGGCGGACGCTACCGACGAGCCGCGCGGAGCTCCGTGAGGCGGTTCGGGCCGGCACGGTCACCCCCTCCGCCCTTCTGCCGGGCCCGCGCCGCCGGGGTGGCCTGGAGCGCCTGCAAGGCGGCCAGCAGCTTGGGCCCGAGCGTGGCCAGCGCCTGCTGCGCCTGCACCTGCGCGGCGAGCGTGGCCAGCAGGCGCTGGCCATCCCGGTCGTCGGGGTCGAGGTCGATGGCGTCGGCCTTGGCGGCGAGCTCGGCGGCCTGGTCGAGCTGCGCGGCGTACCGCTGCGCCAGCCGCACCACCGCGGCGTCGCGGTCATCGGTGAGCTGCAGGGCGCTACAGGAGGCGGCGACGGCTGGCGCGAGGAGTTCGTCAGCGTCCCGGAGCACCCGCCCGCACCTCCACAGCGATAGACGTGGTCTATAGTAGCCGGCAGCAAAGCGAGGCCGATCGATACCGGAGGGCCGATGCGCGGGCAAGTCGGTGGCTGACCGCCGGTTGCGGCTGGCCCGCCCGGTCGCCCGACAGGGGCAGTCCTGGTACCGCATCTCGGGCAAGGCCAGCGAGGTCGCCGAGATCTACATCTACGACGAGATCTCCTGGTGGGGCATCACCGCCCAGACGTTCGTCGACGAGCTCCGCGAGATCACCGCCGACCGGATCGATCTGCACCTCAACAGCCCGGGCGGGGACGTGTTCGACGCCCACGCGATCTACCAGGCGCTGGTCGATCACAAGGCGCAGGTGACCACCCTGGTCGACGGGCTGGCCGCGTCGGCGGCGTCGGTCATCGCCATGGCCGGCGAGCGGATCGTGATGGGCCGCGCCGCCATGCTGATGATCCACGACGCCTGGGGGCTGGCGATCGGCAACGCCGCCGACATGCGGGACATGGCCGGCCGGCTCGACAAGATCTCCGACGTGATCGCCTCCGTCTACGCCGAGCGGGCCGGCGGGCCGCTGGAGTTCTGGCGGGCGGCGATGGTCGAGGAGTCCTGGTACGACGCTGACGAGGCCGTGCAGGCCGGCCTGGCCGACGAGGTAAGCAGCCGCAAGGCCGGCGACCAGGGCGGCGACGGCGACGGCGATCAGGGCGAGCGGCCGGAGGACCGCTGGGACCTGTCGGTGTTCACCTACGCCGGCCGGCGGCAGGCACCCACGCCACCCATCCCGTCGAAGCTGCGCCCGGCGGCTCACCAGCCGGCGGTGCCCGTCCCCGGTGACCCGCCCGCCCCGACCGAGGTCGAGCTCGACTTCGACCCTGGACTGCTGGGGCAGATGCGGGATGGGCTCCGTGACGCGGTGGTGCCGTTCGAGCTGGACCCGGACGTGGTGAGGACTGCCATCACCGAACGCGCCGAGAACGCTCCAGCTCCCCCCGCCGTCCAGCCACGCATCGCTGCAGCCGCGCCCGATCACGTCGATCTCGACACCTTCGGCAAAGTCCTATGGGAGGTTCTCCAGTGACCGCATCTGCCACCGAGCCCGACCGGATCACGATCCCCGACTCCCCGGCCGCGCTGGAGGAGATGCTGCTCGACAAGGACAAGATGAAGGCGGTGTTCGCCCAGAAGGGCGGCTTCGCCGACTTCGTGCGGGCCTACGCGAAGACCGTGCTCGACAAGGACCAGGAGATCGCCACCCAGGTCCGCGAGGAGACCCAGCGGGTGCTGGCCGACTGGCTGCGGGAGCAGAAGGAAGGCGAGGGCGTCGTCCCGGTCAACCTCAACGTCAACCCCGCTGACGTGGTCGCTCGCGCGGACCGGCGTGGGGGGCTGTACAACCCCCGCGCGATGGGCGCGGCCCTGGACAAGGAGTTCCAGAACAGCGCGGACTTCTTCTCGCTGATCTGGCACAACCGCAACCGGGACGCCAGCGCACAGGCCAAGCTGCACCGGGTCCGCAACGCCTTCAGCTCGACGGTCCCCTCCGAGGGCGGGTTCCTGATCCCCGAGCAGCTCCGCTCGGAGCTGCTGCGGGTCTCGCTGGAGACCTCGATCGTGCGGCCACGCGCGCGGGTCATCCCGATGGAGACCCTGCGGGTGCCGTTCCCCGCGATCGACGCCACCTCCAACGTCTCCTCGGTCTACGGCGGGATCGTCGGCTACTGGACCGAGGAAGGCGCCGCGCTCAACGCCAGCCAGGCCAGCTTCGGCCGGGTCGTGCTGGACGCCAAGAAGCTCACCGCCTACACCGAGGTCCCCAACGAGCTGATCTCGGACTCGATCGGCAGCTTCCAGGCGTTCATCGACGAGATCTTCCCCGAGGCGCTCGGCTTCTACGAGGACTATGCCTTCCTGCGCGGCACCGGCGTCGGCGAGCCGCTGGGCGTGCTCAACGGCAGCGGCATCGTGAGCGTGACCCGGGCCGGTGGCGGCAACGCCGTCGACTACCTGGACATCGTGAACATGTACGCGCGCATGCTCCCCAGCTCGCTCAGCCGCGCCGTGTGGGTCGCCTCGATCGACACCTTCCCATCGCTGGCGCAGATGACCGTCACCGGTGCCACCATGCCGCTGTGGCTGACCGGCGGACAGGCGATCGAGGGCCCGCCCATGTCGATCCTTGGTCGGCCGGTGTTCTTCACCGAGAAGGTGCCGGCCGCTGGCACCGCTGGCGACCTCAGCTTCATCGACTTCGGCTTCTACCTCGTCGGCGACCGGCAGGTCATGTCCGCGATGTCCAGCCCCCACTTCAAGTTCCAAAACGACCAAACGGCCTATAGAATTATCGAGAGGGTCGACGGCCGCCCGTGGCTGAATTCGGCCATCACCCCCAAGAATGCCGGCCCCACCCTGTCCCCGTTCGTCCGGCTGCAGTAATCGGAGGTCTTGTGCCCCGGGGAAGCGTGAAGTGCCAGCCCGGCTGCGGCTGCGGGAAGCATGTGTCCGCGGGCTTGCCTGCGGCAGGTGCAACGCAGGCATCGGACACTTCGGCGATGACCCGGAGCGCATGCGGCGTGTGGCAGACAACTTGGAGATGGCGAACATCGTCCTTCGGGTTTCTGCAGCCCTCTCAGGGGTTCAAGGCGAGCAACAGGCGCTCTTCCCGGACAGCAACATGGCAACTTAGGAGAAAGCATGCAGTTCCTCAAGGTTGACGCCTCGCATTACCTCCGGGTGGACTCTGCATCGGTGGTGACGTGGGACGTGTGGAATTCCGGCGGCGGGAGTACCCCATACCACTTCCGGATCGTCGCTGGCACCACGACAACCGTTGCGCAGTATGCCACCGAGGCTGAGGCGCAGACGGTGCTCGGTCGTGCAGCCGAAGCAGCTGGAGATGTCTACGACCTGTAATCACTGACCCTGCTCCGGCCGGGGTGGGCAATCAACCCCCCACCCCGGCTACGACCCCCTCAGGCAGTGACGCCCCTGAGGAGAGAAGGGAAGTCACGTGGAGGCACTCGGTAGGCTCTTCAACGTCGTTCCCATCGCAGCGGGAGTGGCGGTCAACCTGAAGGAATACGGGGCGGTCACGTTCGTCTGCACCGGGGCCGACACCTTCACCCTCACCTCGTCGGATGCGTTCGGTGGGACCTACGTCACGCCCGGCAACATCATCACCCGCAAGTACACCTGCTCGGCCACCAACGGCACCGCCGCGTGGGTGGAGGCGACCCAGGCCGCA